CGGGTCGGGGGCCTGGAGCGCCCCCCGACCCGGCGAACAGGGGTCAGCTGCTGGTGACCGTGACCGTCTCGGTGTCGGACACCGACCCGTAGCGGGCGGTCACCACCGACGTGCCGGCCGCGATGCCCTTGACGACACCGGCCCCGTAGGGGACGGTCGCCTTGGACGGGGTCGCAGAGGACCAGATCGCACCGGCGGTGACGTCGCGGGTCGACGAGTCCGAGTAGGTGGCGGTGGCGACGAGCTGGGTGAGCTCACCGACCACCACGGACGCGGTGCCCGTCAGGGCGAGCGAGACGAGCGTCGGGCCACCGAACGCGGGCTGCTCGATCCACAGCTCCTTGTCGCTGTTCGGGATCACACCCGCAGCGAACGTGTAGCCGAGGATGTCGCCCTCCTGGTCCTTCTCCTCGATGGCCGGGTCGACGATGACGTGGCTCGAGGTGATGAGGCGCCGGACCTCGCCGTCGCTGCTGGTCTTCTCGATGGCCAGCATCACCGGGACCGCCTTCGGCACCGTGCGGACGCCGGGGGCGGAGCCGGGGTGGAGCAGGGAGCGGGTCGTCTCGTTGTACTCCCACGACTTCCAGGTGACGACCTCGGTGTACTTCGAGAACAGGTCCTTGAACTTGCCGGCACCCCAGGCGAACTTCTCGGTCTTGGTCTGGGACCGGCCGTGCGAGATGCCGGTGTCGCCGTCGATGTAGCCGACGGACTCCCAGTCCGAGTCGAACGGGTCGTCGACGGTGGCCGGGACGGCCGAGCCGAGGGGTGCGATGAGGACGTCGGCGTCAGCCCAGTCCTCGGCGTTGGTGGGGTCGCCCATGACGGGCCTCCTTGTGGTCGTGGCGCAGGTGTGCGCCGGTGACCGGCCCCGGAGGTTCGGGGTCGGGTTCTGTGGACTTCCGCTACGTGAGCGGTGTCGAGCGGACCGTCGCCTGGACGGTGAACCAGGCGAGTTGCGCGCCGGTTGCCTGGTCGCGGGCCGGCAGGGGGCCGACGCCGGGGCGGATGACCCCGACACCGGATCCGCTGCGGTGGGCGCACAGGCGGGCGTGGGCGTCGAGCGCAGCATCCTTCGCTGCACCGGTGGAACCGGCCCAGGCGCACACCCGGATCGTGGCGGTGGCGATCAGCCGAGACGCAGCGGTGAACGTCCCGTCCCACGCCACCTGGAGATGAGTCGGAGATGTGGACCTGTCCCACTTCGACGGCACCCCGACACCGACGGTGACCGGCGGCGGGGTGAGCGCCTTGAGCAGCTCCTTGACGGCCTCCTCCGGGTCCGGGAACCGCAGGGGATCAGTCACCGGGACCGGACCTCGGCGCCGATCGCAGCAGCGGCACGGGTGAGGGTGCCGTGCTTGGCCTGCTCGGCCATCCCGCCGGGGTGGGCGATCACGACCGTTGCAGCGGCGCGGTCGGTGGTGTACTCGTCGACATCGACAGGCATGCCGGAAGACGCTTCGGCGTCAGATGCGATCTTCTGGGCGGCCCGGGCCACCATCGCGGCTGCGTCCTGGCTTTTGAGGATGCGGCCGACGCCGGCACGGTCGAGCTCGAACACGCCCATCAGCCGACCGCCCGCTTGAGCGGGATCTCGAGGCCGCCGACTGCTGTGCCGGGCCAGCGGCCGATCTCGCCTTCGATGCTGTACTTGTCGCCGTCGACGTCGATCAGGTCGGTGCGGACGATGTCCGCGTCGATCGGTGCGTACAGGGTGAGGCCGACGACTACGCCGTTGCGGCCCCTGTCGTCCGGTTCGCTGCTGTAGCGGGGGGCGATCAGGCAGCCGTCGACCGTGACGGTGTCGGCCTCTTCGTCGTCGGGGGGCGCGACCGGGTTGCCGCTGTCGTCGAACTCCTCGTCGACGCTGGTGCGGATGCGGGTGACGCTGCGCCGGTTCACGGCTGATCCCGCCCCACCGGCACGGAGGCGGGTCCTCGGAGCCCGCAGAGCCGGTCGAGTGTCGCCTTCGCCGAAGCGGTGAGCGTCATGTTGGCGTTCTCGGTCTCGATGCCCTCCCACGACTTCTGGAACGGCCCGGCGCCTTCCTGGGTGGCCGGCTGCTCGCCCCTGTTGGCGACCGTGGACCGGGCCATGGCGACGACGATCGCCGCCACCTGGCCGGGGACCGGGTCCCATCCAGCGGTGTACGACACGACCAGCACCGCATCCGACGGCCACAGCGCGTCAGCGCCGTCGCACACCCGGATCAGCAGGGCCGGCAGGCGGTTGCCGCCGGAGGTCCACCGGTAACCGGTGCCTTCGGTGAGCAGCGTCCCGTCGCAGGTGACCGACGCGACCTGCGACACGGGGCGCTGCGGGAAGTACCCGTACCCGTTGTGGACGTTCAACCGGACCGCGCTGTAGACGGTTTCGGTGATGTTCTGGCCGTGGGCCCCGGCGAGCACCGCGGAAGAGGCCATGTCGAGCAGCCGCTCGATCCGGTCCCGTTCAGGCGAAGGGGAATCCGGCACGGTGGCGCCGGTGACCGCTTCGTAGTCCGCGATGGTCGCCAGGGCCATCGGTCAGCCCGCCGACGGGGTCGACGTGTGCGGGTCCGACCAGGGGCCGGTGCCGTACTGGTTGATGGCACGGACACGGACCCGGTACTCGTCGCCGTTCGTCAGCCCGGTCTCGACGTAGGGGGAAGCCGCGTCGGCGTAGATGCCCTCTTCGGCTTCCTCGTCGTCGAGGTTGAGGATCCCGACCTCGTACCCGGAGATCGTGCCGGGGCCGGTATCGCTCGGAGCGACGTAGGCCACGGAGATCTGCGCGTTGCCGGGGGTTCCGACCACAGAGGTCGGCTTCCCCGGCAGGAGGATCGCGGCGAGGATGTCCGCCTTCTTCGTCAGCCCGTCGAGGCTGACACCGCTGGCATCCGCGTAGTCGCGGAGCTCGGCGACGGTCATCGACTCGGGGTCCTTCGACTCCGACCACGACAGCGACGCCGGGAGCGCGTTGGTGTCGATGGTGTAGCCGTGACGGGTGAAGTAGGCGAGCGCCCACGTGTCGGTCGTCTCGGCCACGCCGTCGACGAACGCGACGCCGGCGATGGTCTGGTTGATGTTGCCCGCAGGCGCCTTGACGGTCGCCATGGTCAGGCCACCTTCACGTTGCGGAACACGGCGGCGGCCTTGGTGGCCTTGAGCGCCACCGACACCGGGCCGAGCTCCACCTCGCCCTTCTTCACCGCGCCGGGCGAGTTGAAGTTCGGGAGGTACGACTGGACCAGCGGGGCGCCGACGGTGGACACGCCGTGGAAGGCGTCGAGGCCGACCCGGTAGGCGTACAGGTCGGTGAGGTTGGTCTTCGAGCCGCCGATGTCGCGGGTCTCGACCGGGATGATCGGGTTGTTCGACCCGGCCTTGTTGCCGGCGTCGACGAACACGACACCGCCGTAGGACTCGCGGCTGATCGGCCGGCCGTCGGCACCGACGAGACCCTCGATCGGGTCACGGGTGTACATGCCGGTGCGGCGGACGATCGCACGGATCTTGGCGAGCGCCTTGGCGTTGCCGACGATCACCGTGGGGGTGCCGTCGAGCAGGGCCAGGAACTCGTCGAGGGCGTCGAGGGCCGTGAACTTCGTGGCGGCCGACGTGTCGAGGTCGGACAGGTCGGTGACCGACGCCGCCCGGAACTCCGTGGAGCTGCCGGTGAGCGCCTTGTCGAGACCGTCGAAGCCGTTGGCGTCCACGCCGGTGTCGCCGTTGATGACCTCGTCCTGGAACTTGGTGACGGTCGCCTTCACCTTCTGGCGGAGGTTGAGGGCGACGGCGCCGGAGGCGGCGGGGCCGACACGGGCGATGACCCGGTCCACCTCGAACGAGCCGCCCATCACGGCCAGGTTGGTCGTGTACTGCCGGGTCTCGACCTCGGAGGGCGTGTACTCGGTGTTCAGCTCGCGGGTGTCGGCCGACGGCTGCGTGTAGAGCCGGCGGTACCCGTAGGTGAGGGTTGCGCCGCCGCCGGCGGGGTTGACGGCGTCGTCGAAGATGAGCGTGTCGAGGACGGCGGATTCCTTGCGGAACTCGTCGATGACCTGCACGTCGAGGTCGGTTTGGGCGTTGCGAGACGCCTCGGTCAGGGTGACGGCCACGGTGGGCCCCTTTCGTCAGAGGTGGGCGGCTACTTGCCGCCGGTGAGTGCCTTGGCCACCGCGCCTTCGAGGCTGGTGGAGCGGGCGTTGGGGTCGGGCGTGCCGCCCAGAGGTCCGCCGTCAGCGGATCCGGTGTCGGCGGCGGTGCTCTTCGCGAACCGCTCGCCTGTGGCCTTCACCTTGGCGGTGTCGACCGTTCCTTCATCGGTGAGGAACTTGGTGAGGTCGTAGTTGGCGACCTCGTCTGCTGGGACCCCGACGAGCTCGAGCATCCCGGCTACCGCGGAGGCGGCCAGTTCGGCGCGCCCTTCGGCCTTGGCGGCGTCCCTGGCGTCGGCGATCTTGCGGTCGTTCTCGTCGAGGAGTCCCCGTTCGGCCTTCTCGGCTCGGGCGAGGTTGGCCTTGGCCTGCTTCTCGTGCTTGCGGGCCTGCGCCTGGTGGTAGGCGGCCTGCTGCTCCGGGGTCATCTGGGCCACGGGGGTGTTGGGCGGGTAGCCCTTGTCCGTGTCGGTCGACGTGGCGTCGCCGGTGGAGGTGTCGTCAGCGGTGGACGTGTCGGTGTCCGTGCTGGTGTCGTCGGTCGTGGACGTGTCGTCCGTCTGATCGTCGGGCATTGCTTGTCCTCCCCGTGTCGGGTCGGTTGGCGGCAGCCCCTGTCGGGCCGCCGGGAACTAGAGGCGGTGGCTGCCGGTCTCGAGGATCCGCAGCCGCTCCGCAGCGGCCTCGGCGCGGGTCTCCCACTCCTGCTCGCGGATCGACAGCCGCTCACGGCGGACCGGATCCGGTTCGGTGACCTGCTCGATGCGTGCCTGTTCGGAGCGGCGCCTGGCGGTCGAGATCTGCTTGCGGAGCGACCGGCGGGCGTCGCGCTGGTCGTAGAGGTGCTCGGCTCGGGCGTCGAACCCTTCACCGCCGCGGATCGCAGCGTTGTGGATCGCGACTTCACCGGTCGGGACTGGGACGCACCGGCAGTGCGCGTGGCCGAACGTGGCGTCGCCTGCGGTGCGGAACTCGACCGCCGACAGCTTCATGCACCACTGGCAGCACCCCGACGACAGGCGCCGGATGAACGGGCCTTCACCGGCCATCTGCGCCATCGCGGAGCGGGCGGTGCGGTGCACCGAGTCGTCCCCGAGCGCTTCCACTTGGGACCGGGCGCCGGCGAGAGCCTCAGCGAAGTCCATGCCCCGTGCGAGGTTGCGGGCGAGCCGGTCGAACGGGTCGTAGCAGCGGGCGGCGGCGTCGGCGACGATCAGATCCGACGGGGTAGTCGGGTTGAACCCTGATGCGTCGAGGTAGCCGCCGGTGGTGTCGATCGTGGCCTGTGCGGCGGCTTCGACGATCGGGCGGGCCTGGTCGTGGAAGGCGTCGCCGTTGCCGTAGGTGCCGAGGGCGTCGAACACGGCGAGCGTCTGGGCGGTGGTCTCGTCTGCGAGGAGGGCGAGCGTCTCGGCGTAGGCGGCGGCGAGCACCGCACCGGCAGCCATCAGGCGCCCGTGCTACGGGCAGCAGCGGCGGCGAGGAGCTGCTGGCCGCGGTTCCGGTTCGCCCACTGGTTCGCCTGGTAGGCGTCGACGCTCTTGAACGCCCCGAACACTGCCTCCTTCGGGGCGCCGACGTCGTCGAGCGTCTTCGCCATGTCGGCCTGCTCGGAGCCGGTGCGGTTCTCGAACTCGCCCCACACGGTCGTGATTACGGGGTCGTTCGCCTTCGGGTTCCCTTCGACGAGGTAGCAGAGCCGCAGCACCTCCGCCTCACCGCGGCCGATGAACCGGGACAGGTACTCGACCGACGCGATGTGCTCGCCGTCGATGCGGGCCAGAGCGTCAGCCGCCACGTTCACCATGTCGCCGAGCAGGAACGCGTACGGCGGTGTCGACGACGTCGACGCCATGACCTTGATCCAGACCTCCATCATCTTCCCGAACGGCGTGAAATCCGCTTGGGCGAACTCACCGACCCGGATCTGATCGGCGGCCTGCGGGTCGTCCGCTGAGAACGCCATGACCCGTGCAGCGGACGCCTTCGCGATCGCCGCCTTGTCCGGGGTGCCGTCCTCGAGCAGCGGGAAGTCCCAGCCGGTCACCCACCGCTGCCGGAACGCCTGGTACTCCATGGTGACGAGGAGGTTCATCACCGTCTGGTTGATCTTCCGCTGCTCGTTCAACTGCCCGGTGAAGTACGGGGTCCCACCGCCGAACGGCCGGGCCTTCGACCCGCGGCCGACGGCGATCTCGCACATCGTGACCTCGCCGTAGGGGTTGCGCAGCGGCCACGACTCCCCCGGAGTGTCCCGCTGCTCCCACGACTCGCCACCGGGAAGGTGGAGCCCGGCGACCTGCTTCGACTTCGACCGCCACTTGTAGATCCACGCCGGCGTGTACAGGGTGACGCAGGTGTAGCCGTCGTCATCGATCCACCGCTTGAGCGCCGACCGCCGCACCTTCCGCGACCCCGCCGTGTAGGCGACGATGCACTGGGCGGGGTCTTCGACGGTGATGACGGCCTTGCCGTCCTTGCCGGGCCACACGAGCACGATCGACTGGCCGGTGCGCAGCGCGTCGTCGGCGATCACGCCGGCTTCGGCGTCCATGTCGTTGCGCAGCCAGATCGTCCACGCGTCGCCGTCGGTCTTCGACGGTTCCTGCGACAGCTGGAACCCCTGCGGGTCGAGCTTCCGTGCCGGTGCGGTCACGATCGGCGGCAGCAGGTTCGTCACCGACAGCGCCGACATGTTGTTGAACGCGGCCCGTGCCTCACCGTCGACAGCGGCGGCGGTGTTGATCGGCGGTTCGGGGGTCGGGTGCCGGCCCTCGAACCAGTCGTCTGCGTCCTTGACGGCCTTGGTGCGGTCGTCGAGGGCTTTGAGCAGCCGGTT